CTGAATACTTGTCTCTCAAAATAATTGGTTTGTTGCTGAAGAAAGAAGAATTAGCTTCAATTTGGTTACCTACCCCTGAAGAACCTTTTCCGTATTCAGAACCGTATACAAATAATTTCTTATCCGTGTCAGCACTTGGAGTAATAGAAAGACCACCATCAGCAGACTGCCCATAACATACAACCTCAATAGAGTTAGCTGCAACATCTGTTACATAAGCTTTATCTACTTCTGATCCACTCGCGTTAGAAACAGCAATTGTCATTCCTTTTCCAATCAAGTGTCCAGTAGGTAATCCTGAAATTGTATTTACAACTGGAGTTTGCCCAGTAGCAATTACAAGCTGGTCATAAGCAATGTGTAAACGCCCTTGCTCAACCCATGTTACAACGTCAGAAGCCATAGGCATTTCAGCGCCTACCATTCTTAAGAATCCAGAAATTGTACGGTTTCCAAATCTTTCGATTTCTTTTTCGTATACTTCTGGTAGAAATTGTTGATCGAATTTTAAATCGTCAATGTTTAAATAATTATCCCAAGCCAATTCTTTAACTGGTCTTGGAGTTAACCCAGCTACCTGGGTAGTAAATGATCCCATTTTTTATAAATTTTAAATGTTTGTTATTGTCTAAGTTTAATTTTTAATTTAGAAGTATCCTGCCCGTCGATAGCTCTTACAGTCCAGCCGGTTGAAGACGTTACTTTTTCATGAACACCTCTCGCATTCATATCAACATTCTTCGTTCTAGCCATACTTTCTTTCATAGCGTCGGCTTTTCCTTGCTCATAAAAGTGTTGTGCTACCTTATCTGCATTCATAGCTGTAAATAATGATTTATGATAACCCTTAGCATCTGCCATTTCATTTTTTTCATTCAAGAACTTCTTGACAAAATTATTAATGTCACTTTGGGTTTCTTTAATCTCGCTAGTATTATTAATATTAAACCTATATTTTTTGTCTCCTACCTGATAATCAAAACCTTTGAAATCATTTGAAAAAACATTATTAGTTTGATTTAAAAATACTTGCTTTTGCTTTTCAGCTATTTTAGATGCTTCTGCATTTTCTTTATTATAGCGGTTGAAAAATTCAACTGCTTTTTGTTGTTCTGGATTTAATCTTGATCCAGCTTTAATTTCTTCATAATATCTAGACTTCAATCCATCTAAATGGTTTTTAGCCTTTAACAGCTCTTCTTTATAAGCTATTTTCTTTTTACGTATATCGCGTTCATCATCAAGATCTTCGTCGTACGCGAAATTGTCTTCCATTAAAAAGTCAATTTCTTCTTTATCTAGATGAGGCCTTGTGTTCTCATAATACTCTCTTAATAATTGAGTCTCATTAAGTTTAGAATAATCTTGATTTAAACGCACATAATCTTCAAGAGTGCCTCCTGTTTCGTTCATAAAGTCTACAACTTTTTGAATATTTTCAGGTAGCTCAACACCGGATTCTTTTTGTTCAGCAATCGCTTCAGCTACATCCTCTGTTAACTGATCGGTTTGCTGTTGTACTTCTTCTTCAATTATTTCTTCAAGAACGGGTTGCTCTTCATTTTGCTCGGAGCTCCGTACTTCTTCAACCACTTCTTCGCTACTTCCTTCGTTTTGGGGTTGTTCGATAACAGCATCGCTGTCATTTGTGCTTTGCTCTTGAACGGCATCCTCTTCTTTTTTTGGTCTTAAATCTATTTTAATAACTTCATTATCAGCATTTTGATTAACAAATTGCTTTGGTCTTTTTACTTTTAGCTTTCCGGTTTCTTCAACTGGTTGCTCTTGAGTTTTTGCAGTAACTTCGTTAACTGCTTCTTTTTCTTGGTTTTCCATGATAAAATATTATATGATTACTTTACTATTATTACTTGGGTTCAAAAGAACCTAAGTCAAATCCACCGCCAATTATATCATTGCCTGATGACTCAAAGCTTTTTGGGGGCGTATTATTTTTTCTTTGTTCTATAAGCTCACTTTGCTGAGTAGCTTGTAGTTTTGTTCTTTCGTCTTTTCGGTCCTCTTTATAAGACTCTCTTGACTTATATAAATTAACTTCAGCATCTTTAAGCTGCATGTTCATTTCAAATTCTAGCTTCATTAGTTCCATTTTAGCCATCTTTTCTTGTTGTAGCTTCTGTAATTCTAATTCAGCTTTAGTTTGCTCTAATTGCATTTTTTGCGAAATTATTGCATTTTGCTTCTGTACTTCTAATTGCGCAGCAACTTGTTGAGATTGAGCATTTGCTTGTGCTTGGGCTTGAATGTTTTGCTGTTGCATTAATTGATCGCGCTCTAATTTACGCTTGCGTCTAATCTTTAACAATTGATTAGCTAACTTTATGTTCTTTATATCGCGCAAATCTATAGCGTCATCTAAATCTATTAAACCAGCTGACAATGCTGTTTGTATATTATTTTCAAGCATAGCTTTTTCCTCATCGTCCGGAGCTAGCTCAATAAATATACCAAAGTCATATAAATGCAGTTCCGACATTTCTTTTAAAGTGGCAACATTATGACCGCCAATCTTTTGTATAAACGCATCTGCTGTTGGTGAAAACTCTAATATATCAGATATTCTTAGCGACAAACACTCAGCAAGCTCAGCTGTAATAAATAAACCTGCGTTTAATATATGTCGTGTTGCTGTGTTTGAATTTGCGGCAGCCATTTTTTGTACACCAACTAATGCTCTTGAATCTGGAGTACTACCGTCTCTTGCCTCATTAAGACCCGTTACGTCACGGATCATTTGCAAATAATAGTTATATGTATTTATTAATGCTGATAACTTATTACCGCCGCTGCCGCTGGTGATTTCCTGAATTGGTACTTTTCCAGGATTCATATCGCCTTCTTGGGTAAATGACCTACCAATTACAGAACCCGTTTGGAAGAACATGTTCAATGCCTCCTGCGGATTATAATTAGTTCCATTACCCAAATCAATTTCAGCTAATCCATCTGCGTCAAGATAGACTCCGTCCGGAACCATTCTTGACATTACTTGTTGCAGCTTTAAATGCGTTAATTGGATCATATCAGCGAAACCGGTTATACGGCTTACTAAAGATTCAATTTTACCTTTATACATTCGCGGCGCTACTATACTATAGTTCATTTTAACTTTAGTATAATCGCTTTTTGGTCGCATCATATTTTTAGCCATAGCCCATTTAAGTAATATATCGGTGCCTAATATAAGCACACCCTCATATAATACTTCTAATGATCTTGACATTTTGCCAAACTGCTGTTCTAATACTTCAACAGGTGGATCAAACTGGTCGTCTCTAAGCAATATCTTTGTAGCCCCGGTAGCCGTTTCTTTTACTTTATACACTTCGTTCATGTACGTTTTGTAATTGAAATACAAAACCTGAACCGTATTAGAATCAGCTTCGTTGTAATTTGTTAATGTTCTGTCGTAGAAACCATTGCTAGTATAAGCTGTTTTACTAATTCTTTCCATTTCTTCGTTAGTAAGATCTGGAAATTGTTTTTTAAGTTCGTTTAAAGGAACAAGCTTAATTTCACCGACATAATAAATATCTTCAAAATAAGGCGATTCAGTATACGAGTATACTAAATTAGCAGGGTCAACATATTCAACTTTTACGCCTTCTGATTGATTAAATGTATTTTTAGCCGCCGCAATACCTATTGTTGTTAAATCATAAGTAATACGTTTGCGCGTTAAATCATATCTATTGCCATTTAAAAGAGTATTTATAGCTTGCTCTTCCGCAATTTCTACGGCTTGCTTATAATTTAGCTGCATATGCAACTCTAACTCTTCTTTTGTGTCAGGCAATTCTTCAGGGTTATTTTCAAATAAATTAACCCCAAAAGATTCTAAAGCAATATCATTTAATTCTTGAGTCTGCATATCACGTATAATAGACTCCATATATTTTGTACGTTTGCTAACGCCATAGGGATCTTGTGAATATGCTTTTATATCGAACGAGCGCTCAGATATACCGTTTACCACAATATCAACAAATTTTGGTATAATAGGTACCGGCTTCCAATCTAAATTTAAATATGAAAGATCTCCATTAATAGATAATTCATCTTTATATTTTTGTATGCTTTGTTCGCCGCGAGCATATAGACGTAACCTATGGAATGCGTGCTGATTTGTTTTATACCTAGTCGTACCGCTATCCATTTTAAACCATTCATCTTGAATAGCTCTACCTACCTTTAGCCCATACTCAGCTGACATTTTTTCAGCATCGCTAGCTACTTGACTAGGGAAAAAATCTTTTATAACTGACTCAGCCATATTTAGTTTATTATTTTTGATATATTGCCGCTGTTTGTATATTTAGCGATATTTAAATTTAGTTTTTGTTTTTCTCTATCCGCAACTGGTTTATATAAATGCCTATTACATCCCATAATAGCTAATCCAGAACTTATAGCGGCATCAAATTTTGTTCTATTATTAATATCAAACCTTGCCCAATCATTTAATGTATTAGTAAAATACATATCGCCATAATCTCCATCTGGTTTAATTCCTACATATTTATCTATATAAGATTCAATAGCAGCAGCGTGAGCTTGTTTTATATCCTCACTTGAGTTCGGTATTCCGCCAATTTCTTTCTCGGCGGTTGATAATTTATTCCATAAGCGATCAGGACGATTCATTGAATAACCCCTGTAGCCTCTTCTTTTTAAATAATATAATAATCTAGGTTTATTATTTTCAGCTAATAATGGCATCCCATAAAACACTAAAGCCATTAGTACATCTTCAAAAAACATTTCAGCAGTTTGTGGTCTTGCTACATATTCTAAAAAGAAAAAATGGGGAGGGTGATCCTCCATGCTAAATGTTGTTAAGCCATGCAAAGCGCCTTTTGAGCCTCTTCCGTCAGTTGTTCCTGATATATCATAACTGTCACAACCAAAAGCACCCATATGCTCATTACCTGGATATTTAATACCATTACGTATAATTTGCCTGTTTTGCAATTCAGCATTAGGAACCCAAGTTATTTTAAACCTACCGTTTGGATTTGGTGTAAATTTAACTTTGCTATCTTTAATACCATTCTCCCAACTAAAGCTACCTGTGTTAATAACATTACTATTTCGCAGGTCTTCATTATAATCAATCTGTTCGTATATTTTTGTTAAATTAAATATACTATTTTTAGTCTCATCTCTAAACGCGTGCTCTTCTGTACGCGGAAACTGTCTATAATATTCATTTAAAGCATCCTGGTCATTCTTTAAACCATCAGCTTCGTTTTGCCAGTGCTCTATAACCCCTACGTCAATTTGGTCGCCGTAAGGTCCTTCTGTGTATTCTTCTGGAGTGTTGAATACAGGTATTCCATAAGCATCAATGAATCCTTCGTAGTTCCATTCCATAGGTATGAACAAAGAATATAATCCTGAGCGAGTCTGTCCATTGGCGTTTCTTTTGGTAACATCTGAATCATAATAAAGTTTTTTAAAATTCTCCCCTCCTTTATCCAATGAGTTCGATGTTGAACCCATCATACATTTGCCAATAATCCTGCTACCTAACCTTAATGTTGTTTTTGTTACACGCCAGTTATTCAATATATTATCAGGTCTTTCCCATTTACCACTTTCGTCGTGTACTAATAGTTTTAATTTTTCACCATCATAACTATTGTCTCCAGTATTTTTCCAGTCAATTGTTGTATCAAGACCTTCTAGTTGTTCTCTTTGTTCCGATGACTGTATAGACTTTCTTGTTAGCTTTGAAGCTGGTACTCTATAAGCAAGTTCCGTTTT